TCTGAAGATACACCACTAGCATAAACATATGTTCCAACTAATGATGATGAATCGGATGCAGATACCGCACATATTGTATATGAATCAGTATAAGTTATAGGGAAATCTGCTTCAGCTGGGAAAGCTGGGAAATCAACTATAATTTCTGATGAAGAAACTGAATTAGTTATTGGTAATATTGATGATGTTAATGAAGATGAATAGTATATATGTGTTGCTTCATCACCACTCCAATTAATATCATATGTACCTGCTCCAAATCTACCTAAGTTATTATCAAATATAGATTGAGTTGCAGGTCCATCCGTTAAGATAGGATAGTAATCAGTTTTATCTTGTAAAGATGATGTTATGTTTTCAGGGAATAATCCGTATCCATCTAATGCTGAATATATTTCAGTTGATACCTTAGAACCTGTTACGATTGCCGTTTCACCAACTGGTATGTATTGAGGATAGAATTGTGCTTTGAACCAAACTGTATTAGATGAGTTCTCCTCTAGTCTTTCAGTTAGAGTGGAGTTAATTATCTTAGAAACATCAAAGATTCCGTAATCGGAAGCATTTGGGTATTTAGCAAGTGTATAATCAACACTACCACTTACATCTTTAGAACCAGTCCAATAAGTTACATCAGCCATAAATTGAAATGATGAACTTAATAACATATTTGGGTCATTCTGATTCACCGAAAATATAATAGGCGATTGAGCCAAAGATGATGATGCTGGTGTTTGGTTTATTGAGATAGTTCCGGCCATTGTTTAATTCTTTATATTTTAACCATTAAATTGATAAATCTATTGAAGGAGTTAGGATACAGTGAATCCTGCTTTTTTAAATTGAGTATCAATTGCATCTAAATACTCAGTAGCAATATCATCAACCTTATCTTTTAAGAATTCTTCTAATGCATTTTGGAACTCATCCGATTCAGCTCCTATTTCAGCAAAAGGTCTTTTACCCATCTTAGATGTACCATAGTGAACGTATTGTCCGTACTCAGCTCCTGTTGGAGCTACATCTAATACGAATGTATATTTGATACCTTCAGTTAATTTGTTTTCTCTACCTATACTATTAGGTACGTTACTTGGAGATGTTACAAACTTAGAAAGTAAGTTACCTGTTTTGAATGCTTTAGATGTACCTGTTTTATATGAGGTGTAAGTAGAACCAGGGTAAATTGCTTTACCTGCTGCTTTCTTATATGCTTTTGCTACATCATTTAATGTTTTCATTATTCACACGAAGTTTCAGTAAACCCAGCGATTCCTCCACCAGTATATGATATTACTTCTAATCCACAAAAGCCGCTAACATCATATTGATATTGTACATCACCATTACAATCTTTGTAAACTATTTCAGGTGTTGAAAACGGAGGAAATCCAATAATTTGAGGCTCAAATCGTATACATGGTTCTGATGATTTACCTAAATCAAATAAACAAATGTTTCTATCGTTGTGTACTCTTAGAGTAAAATCAGCTGACCATCCAGCTAAACCATTATCATACTCTTGCTTAAAGGCTGTACATGATGTTGTACCTTGTATCTCAAACCCTTCTTCTTTTCTATCAGTATATGAAAGTAAATCATTAAGGATTGAAAGTGTGTTAGCATGAATATCAACAGTATCATCTACACCTTCAAACTCTATGGTTTGTTGGTTGTTAGAACCTGATGATTCATTACTTTTTAATTTAATCTTATCAGCTATTACAATTTGTACACCATAATCCGTAGATTTACCATCGAATGTAGCATTGGTGATGATAACGTTTCCTAAAGGATATTGAGGGAATTCGGTTGTATCAATAGAAAACGTATCACCTTGAGTCACATACTTAATTGATGGGTGATTCTTCATTATCGATTTTAGATAATTCAGAACATTGTAATATAATGTGTAATTAGTTCCGTTGCTCATATCGTTTTTTTATAGTTCTAATCCACCAAAATACTGGTTCGATTGGTCTGGGTATATTTGAGTTGCATTTCCTACTGATTGTAAGAATTCAGGTATTTGAGTAGAATATGCAATTAAATAATCTTGCAATCTTGTTGCGTAGTAATCAGCGTTATTCAAAGCTTTACTCAATAAATAATCAATCTCATTTTTACCCGGTGAGATGGATGTATCTGATTGATGTTTGAATGAACCCTCACTTTTAAAAGATATTCCACTAAAAGGGATGTATTCAACGCATGCGTACCATACTAAGGTAGGTTTGATGTAATCTTCTACCAATTGTTCGTAATATCCAGTAAATGGAGTACCAGCTTCGATATCAGATTGTAATTTATCAAACAATACTGTACCTAATAGGTTCAACATATATTTGTCTTGAGATGTTCTAATAAAAGGTAGTAATTTATCAGCATCGATTGCACCTTGCAACGGAGTTTGCTTGATAATATCATTTCGGGTTATAAAAAGTGCGTATGCCATTGTTATTCGTTATTAAATTCTAATTCGTTTTCCATTTGTTCAGTATTCTCCATCTGGTCATTCACAGTTTCTTCTACTTCTTCGATTGTTTCACCAGTCTCATCAGCAGTTTCTGATAAGATTGCCAATGGAGTTAATTGGTCGAAGTACAATTCGGTTTCGTTACCCCATCCACCTTTTCTAAAGATATCAGCGAATGATGTGATGATTGTATTTTGGAATGGTTGTATAGTCATTGTTTGCATGATACTAAACGCTGTTTTCATTTCTTCACTCTGAGATGAGAAACCATTGTTAGCGGTACGAATACCAAAGAGAAGTGGAGAAGTTACTCTATTTGCCACTAAGATTCGGTCCTGAGAGTACTCAGCAACGTACTGATACTTCTCATGTAAGTTTTCAGTTTGAATTGCATCAATTGTTGGTTTGTTAGCCGCATCATCGTTGAATGATAACATAAATCTACCAGCGTTTCTAGTACCAGTAAACTTATTAACAATGTTTGATTCAATTACTTGTCTTTCTTCAGGTGCAGGTACTCCGTTATTTAGGTTAACCATTACCAATGGAAGGAAGCCATTTTCTATGTTGTTCATATGAAGATTACTCAACTCAGCTTCTACAAATGAGAACTGAAGTGCTGGAATCCAATCAGGCAATCCATAGTAGTATGTACCTGGTGAATAGTTCTTACCATAGTATATCTCCATAGATTCGTTAGATGTACCAAATGCTGGTATTACCTTCTTAGTTTTTTGTGCTCTATTATCAGTCCAATCAGTACAATAGTAATAAGTTTCTACTTTTGGTTTATCATACAACTTTTCAGCTCTTATGTTTTGTACTGGAATGTGATAGATTTTCTTAACTTTAGTATGGTCATCATTCCACCATATTTGTGCAGCAAAGTTACCATATAGTTTTAAATCAAATGCTATCTTCTTTACATCTTCCTGGTCAATCATTCTAGCTAAAGCAGCATCAAATAAATCATTCTTAGAGTACATCCCCTTACCAAAGATTAAATCGGCAATACCTTCGATACAAGCTGAGTTAGTTGTTGAGGTATTGTATGCATCAGTTATAATTGGGAAAAAGTCATCCTGGTCCATTATACCAACTGGTACCCAACTATATCGTGTTTTAGTATCTTCAGTAATGATTGGAATATCTTGCTGAGATAAGTTTAATACTGAGAAGTTTGTTTGTTTCTTCATATCTTAAAATATAATGTATTCGTTTGTTGTTACATTGGATTTAAACTCGTTATCTAAATGTGATTTGTATTGTGTTGTATCCAATGATGCTGATGCAAACACTTTGTAAGTACCATACCACACATTGTTGCTATCACCATCTTTCATATAGGCTCTATATTCACCACCATCAACAGCCCCACTAATTTCAGCATCAAATTTAATGATTGATTCTGATGAAGTGTATTCAGCTGATAAAGATTGTGATGTATTCACTAAAGTTTGCATGTTTTCGTAGTACAATGTAAACGTAGGAGCGGTTGTTTGCTCTATTCTAAACGTATTTGTATTACTTCCTGATAAATAGTATGAGTTCATATCGTATATAAGTGTTCATTATCTATATTTTAACAATCAAATAGATAAATGTAGTGATGAGACATAAAAAAAGAGGGAACGTTTGTTCCCTCTTTAGTTCTTACATCGTTAATATACGATGAGAGTTTTAATAGTAATTTATGAAGTTACAATTGTAGGTGCAGTTACAGCCGCAAATGGGTCATCAACAGTTGAACCAGAAATAAATCCAGCTGGAAGTTGTTCTTCACCAGTCATAGTGATTGCATAACCATAAAGGTCACCAAGTCCACCACCAGTTTGAATTGTTCCAGCAGTTAAATCTGCTCCTCTATCTTGTCCCACTAACAATGCATCTCCTGCGTTTGTATGAACTACAATTTGAGGTCTACCATAAGCTAAAGTTTTTAGCTCAGTTGTCATCTCATTAGTTAACTTCTTTAAGTTAAGAGTTAATTCTTGAGAGAAGAAGGTAGTCCCGTTTTCTCTACTACTATTAACAGTCTCAGTATATGCTGATGTACCTTTTAGTTCGTACTTGTAAGCAGTAAGTCCTGAAAAGTCTCCTGTTACCTCACCATCATCCGGTCTAGTGAATGTTGACCCACTAACGAAATTAATGAAGTAAACGGCTTGTAAGCCTCCTACGGATTCTTTACATACTTCCTGTCTACCAGCTGTTAAATCACATGCCATAATTTTCTGTATTTGTTGTTAATAATTGTTAAAGTTTGGAAATAGGGGAAGAATTAACTTCCCCTTTCTCCTATATAATTCATCCTACTTATGCAGGGATGTGAATAGCGATGTCACTTCCAATACCGAATTCAGTATCAGCGGTGTATCTCATAATCACACGATAGTTCTGTGAACCATCGAGGTCAGCCATGTCTAATACCTTAACTTCGTTGTAGTCTGCCATCAAACCTGTTCCGAAGAATAAGTTAGATTTCTCAGCTGCAACCATATAAGATGAAGTCATACCTGGACACATTGCCAAATC